GGGCATGAATTGATCCAAGAAAGTCTTCCGAAGCGCGTGGCATTGGGTACTCTTGGCATAGTTAATACCCCGATTATGCCGCGCAAGGGATGCAAGGGAAGCAAAGGCGGTAAGGGTAAGAAGTGACTTACAGCCGTCCCGGTATTCGGCAAGTTGGAGTTGGTGCTGGTCAGCAGCTTTCCAACAATCAGTCGATTGAACTCCCCGGACCGGGAAGGGTCTCGGCTAATGCGCCGTTTCGGGACAAACGCAACCCTGCTCAAGCCGCAAAAAACGTTGAGATTAAATACAAAGGCATCAACGCCTTACTCGAGTTCGCAAACAGCGAGACCACTCGCAAGTACGTTCGTGAACAGATAGATCGTCAGGCAAAGAAAGAGGCGGGTTCTGTTCTTGACGCCTATCCGCCAACTGCCACCACCAGTCAGAACAATCCTGAAGCTGACGCTGCCTATAACGCTCTGAGCCCCAGGGCGAAAGACTTTGTCATTGAGGCAAGAGCAGCTGGAGCTGTCTCTGCCTATTCAAAAGCACTCCCGGCACAGCTGGTCAAGGAGACAATCCTTACTGCGCCAGGCTCAACAGCAGAGCAGCGAGCGGAAGCACAAGCTCGTGCAACGAATGCTGCGCGTGATGCCTCGGGTCTGTCGGCTCTTCCGTCGTATCAGCTTGTTGTCAATGCAGACAAGATTGCTTCGATTGATGGGTCTGTCAAAGGCCAGGCTTATCAAACGAGAATCGTCAAAGAAGCTGATCTGGCGCAGGTCGGTTTAATCCAGGGTGCTGCTTCTGAGCTTTTTGATGGATTTAAGGGCCTTGAAAAGGTTGGAGCTGACGACAGCGCTGGTGATCTGCCATTGACGACAGGCTTAGACGCTTTGGTTCAGGGGATTATTGATCAAGCAGGCAATAACTTTGGGCCTAGCGGCCAGGCAAACATCTTGGCAGGTGGCATCTTTGAAGTATTAAATCGACTCACAGATCCCCAGGAAAAGCTTGAACTTGTGCAGCGGCTGCAGGCGATGGCCGCATCGCCAAGGTTTGGTGCCGATGGCAAAACCGATATTTTTTCTATTCCACTGGGAGACACCGGCAAGTCAATCAAGGATGTTCTTGCAGAGCAAACTCCACAGCTAGAGGCTGGTGCAGACAATGCAATGATGGGCGCGGCATTCCTGCAAATGGAAGAGCTGCGACTTAATAACGATGTGGAGGGAGCCCGCAACCTTGGCTTGCAGACTCTTGGGATGCTCAATGATCAGACCAAGATCCCTGCGTTTATCAATCAAATTGAAGCGTTGACTCAGCGAGTTACGCCCGAGATGAGGGTCAACGCTAACAAGATGTTTGAAAGGGAGCTTGACGGAGAGAGCGCAAGCAGCTTAGTCAAAAAGATGATCACGGCTGATGTCGGTACTTATCCACCGCAGGCAATAAATCAGATGTTCTCTCTTGCCCGTCAAGAGAGTAACGGCGAAAGAACAAATAACCCCTATAAGCAATCACACGCAGAGTTCAATAGCGCTAGGAAAAATCAAAGCTCGGAGTTTGATATTGGTTTTGCTAACTATCTCAAGTACACCGAAGAAGGCCAGACTGGCTCTTATTCGGCTGGGCAAAGCGGAGAAGAGCTGAATCTTGCTGGCAAGCGGAATTACGCAAACTTCTTAAGTGAAGCAAGGCAACGTTATTTTGAACTGCGGGAAGAAGGCCTGGCCAAAAATGACTGGGATCCGGCCAAGGGGATTCAGCAAGCGATTGACGAGACTGTCGGAACCAAAAAGGAAAATATGGTTGGTGCTGGTAACGCACCTGCTACCCCGCTAGGGGCTTATGCGGCTTGGGGTAATACTTCAAGCAAAGTTCTTGCGGAAACTGCTGCCTCTAATGGCGGGCGAATCGCGAACGAGAACATTCCTGCTTCTGCGATTGTCCCGTCAACGCTGAAGGTTTGGCAGCAGAGCAATCCCGGCAAGTCTTTTGACAGTCTGACCGGCAGGCAGAAGTTGAATCTGTTGGCTGAAGGCATCATGACTTTCAAAAAGTTTGATGAGGCCAGCGGTCAGTTTGTTCCTTACACCAAGAAAGAAGCGATCAAGAAAGCTGTTGAGATGGTTGAGGGAGCAGAGAAGGATGCTGCAGAGGGACCAATGCCGACTCGTGATCGTGTGCCGGAGTTGGTGCCAGAAACGCCAGAAGAGCTGAAGCAGTCCAGGCGCCCTCGAATGCAGGGATATGGCCAGAAGCCCATTCAAAACACAATGGAGTTGTTGGAGAAGGCTGCTCAGTTCGCGAAGCCAAGCGGAACGCAGTCGGATCCGTTCAACTTCAACAAGATCTTCAACAACGGCGGCTTTGGTCCGCAGTCGATGTCATATGTCGATGGCTTTTTGAACCTGACGCTTGGGGCAGCCCCGGCCAATGCTGGTGATCTGACGTATGGCACGCCGGAAGGTTTGCAGGCACTGCGCACGTCATGGTCATCTGGTCAGCAGGGACTAAATACAGCGCCGCTGCCACAGGTGGCCGCGGCCACACCTGTCCGCTACGCGCCAGTTGCCATCACCAGCGATAAGCACGAGCTGTTTGTGATGGTTGGTGTTGCCGAGGGCACCCGTACAGCAAGCGGTGGTTACACCAAGGCGTATTACGGGCACAGCGATCCAGGAGATGGCAGCTGGAACCGCGGCACCGTTAGCGGTGGCCGTGGGACCAATGCCTCACCACAAATGGTTGACCGCAGATGGATGGGCACACTGACCAACGTGCAGCAGCGTATGCGTGGCTCACTAATCGGCAACGGCTTGAAGCCGGGCACCGCGGGGTTCAACCGGGTGATGTTCAACCTGATTGATCTGACGGTGCAATCACCAGCCGCGGCTAGAGATTTTGCCGGCAAGTTGCCTGAGATAAAGCAAAAGGGTTGGACAGTCGAAGCGATTGCCAAAGCTCGCGCTGACTCATTCATCAATCCAGCCACTGGTCGGTTGGATGCCCCTGGCTTTGGGAACAACTATCAAAGGTTGTTCAAGGATCAGCGATCACGAGCAGGGGTTTATGACTACCGGAGGCGCATCTGATGTCTGACTTCAAACTCAATCCTGAAACAGGCGAATACGAATATGTCGGCACGGCTTATGAGGGTGTGCCGGAAGCAGCGGACGATCCCGATGCAGAAAGCGACGGCAGCCTGTTTGCTCCTAGCTATGGCTCGCCTGAGCTACGAGCAGCGGAAGGGTTAGAGGCTGAGCAGCAGGCAACTGCTGTTGCGGCCCGCGAGGAATACAACGATGAGCGTCCGTTGTGGGCGGAGAGCCTGGGTCAGTTTGGGAGCGATCTTGGCAAGAACCTGCTCAACCCGGCTGCGGCGCTGGTCACGGACTATGTCGACCTGGGTCATGGCCTGGTGGATATTGCACAGCAAACCGGGAACCTGGTTCAGGGCAAGGGGTTTGACTGGAACAAAGTCTTTGATGACAGCGACAATCCGCTGACTGAATATCGGATCAACACGGTTGGTCGGTCTGAGACTGGCGCTGGTCAGTTCTTAAACACCACGTCGCGTGTTGTGGTTGCATTAGCAACGCTTCCAAAGACAGCGATCAAGTGGGGCATCGTTGCGCCACTCAAGGCACTGAGCAAGGTGCCTGTTGCAGGCAAGCTTGCTGGTGCCGGCGCAAAGCTGGCGACCAAAACTGATGACGCGATTAAGGCTGGCCGCGAGGGAACCAAGGCAACCACGACAGCACTTAATGCCATCCAGAAGGGTGCGCCAAACAGCAAGGCAGCCGCTCTGGCTAATGCTGATGACTGGCTCAAGTTGACTTACAAGGACGTTGTCAACGCTGGTGCAGAAGGTGGCCGCTTTGCCACGGTGATGCGCTCAACTGAGCGTGCGGCCAAGAGCCTGACGAAAGGCAAGGCGTCAGTGCGAACGGTGGGTGAAGCGTTGGCATGGGATGCGTTTGTTGCGTTCAACGCTGCGGGTGAAGGCAACCCGATGTTGGATGAGACGTTTACCGACTTTCTCGATGAGGCTGGGGTGCCTCACGTTGCAGCGTTCCGCACGTCAATCAGAGACACAGGCTTGGAGCTAAAAGCCAAGCAGATGCTTGAGGGCACGATCCTTGGTGGCATCGTTAGCAGCGTCACGGATGTGGCGCGGATCTACAGGTTCAGTCGAGCTTTTCAGCGGGCTGATGATGCGGAAAAGGCGTTAATTGTCAAAGCGTTGAATGAGGAAGGCGAACGCCTTGGTGGTTCGGTGGGAAGGCTTGGCGAGCAAGCTGAAGCTATTGCGTTGCTGCCTTCACGGAACCAGACGGCGTCGATGAAGAACTACCAGCTCTTAGATGAGGAGTTGGACAAGGTCAATGCAGTCCGCGATCAAATTGCATACACCCAGGAGACGCAGGCGAATCTGCTGAAGCAGCAGCAGGTGAACGCTCAGATCGAAGATCAGATCAATGCGGTCAATCTTCGGAATGCAGACGATGCGATGGGACAGCCTATGGCTGGTCCCGAAGGTGCTCCTATTCCGGCAAGCGTTCGGGTAGACGGGCAGGCACAACTGCCGCCTGGCGCCAAAGGTGGAGCGCTTGCGCCAGATCAGACAATCCAGCCCGCTGACATTCAGGTCATGCGGCCGCCAGAGCCGACGATCACACCGCAGACAATGCGGGCTGGCTTTCAGCAATACGTTGTCAATCGTTTTGCAGAGCAAGGCGGCGAGTTTATTGACCAATTACTTGACACCACGAAACGGTTGATGCCCCGCAACCGCGTGGATGCCATTGATCTGTTGGAGCAGTTCCCGCTTAGATACAACGGTCTCGGTGTGATGGAAGCATCCGAGAGCATTACCAAGAACTATCTGATTGAGCGTGGCCTAGCTGAAGGCTGGATGTCAGTCGATAGCGATCTTGCGTTGATGTATAACCGCAAGTTGGCGTTTGACTTTGACGCCAATCAGTACGCGGTCAAGCAGGCCACCGCGTTGGATGAAGCGGCAGAGATTGAGCGATACAACGCCAGGTTGTTAGAGCAGGGTTCTGATCCGGCAACGCAGCCAGTGCAGAATGAACTGGCCAGGATGGAGGCCCGTGATGCTCTCGATGAAAGTGCAATCGGCAAGTCAACGCTTGGGGAAAGCGCCGATCCGGACATGGCGCTGGTTGAGGCGAAGCGTCAAGAACAGCTTGCTGCAACTCAGGAGGCTGGTGCAAAGAATGCGGAACAGCAGCAGGTAGACATTGATGCCATCGCCGCTTACGGCGACATCGGTTCAGACCGACAGGTTGTGGCAGAAATGCTCAATCTGGATCTTGACAATCTGCCGGAGTATGGCATTGAGAAGATTGGCAATCGGCAATATCAGGTTGTTGATGAGTTTGGTGAGTCGATTGACGGCAACACCTACTCAACGCTGAAGGGTGCTCGTAAGGGTGTTGATGTCGCGGGTAAAGCGCAGCGCAAGGAATACGTCGCGAAGGCCAGGGCATTGGCCGACCGTGCAGCAGATCAGCCGGTGCAATCACGTATTGGCGTTGACTTCTACGACTCTCCTGCTGTGCGAGGTGAGTTGAGCTTGACCAAGCGTCAGGCAGAGATCTTGAACGAGCTAGGTGTTCCCATCAACGGCACCAAGCTTGACCTGAGTCAGGCCGATCTTGCTGGCATGGCTCAAAGCATCAAACAGTTGATGGAGTCAGTCACGCCCAATCAACGTCGGGTGCTGGGGAACATCCTCAAGCGCGTTGACGAGAAGGTAATTGACCTTGGGCCAAAAGCTCGCCTACAGGCAGAAGTTGACAAGACGGCTGCTCTGTCCCAGAAGTTCCTTAAAGACGGAGAGATTTGTTTCTGATGGCCACTCCAACCTGCGCACCATTTGTTGACACGCCCTTGTATGCCAACAGGGCTGGCTCCACTGATGAGGAGATGCTTGAGGCTGTTGTCGATCAAGCCAAGAAAGAAGTCCGCGGCACTTACGACAACACCGACAAGGCAAATGCCAAGCGGATGACGCGGTACTTGAAAAACATGATGGGTATGCAGATGCCCGCTGTTGATGCCTTTGTGGACAAGGTGCTGGAAGCTATCCCCAGCAACGATCCTCTGCAATCGACCAAGCGGATGCAGGTCATTGCGATGTCAGAGATCTATTGGGAACGTCGCGGTTCTGGCATTAAGCAGATGGCTCAGAACTATTTGATGCAGAAGAAAGACGGGCAGCTGGCCGCGGCACAAGCTTTGGAGTTCTTGTTTCAGCTCAAGAGTTTCAACCGCATGGCTCAGCGCATTGCGGGCGAAAATTTCGACGCTGGTAATGCCCTGCGGCAGAAGCTGATTGCCAAGCAAGGCGTTGGCGAAAAGATGGCATTCACCGCAAAGCTTTCGACTGAAGCGACCAGGACGCCTGAAGCTGCCAATCAAATCGTCGAGAACATTGGCCAGCAATTAGACGGCTTTGATGAAATTGCGAAGCGGATCAACAGCGGTGATCTGGTTGGTGCGCTGCAAGACGTTGAGAAGGTAGCCAAGCAGATCTCAATGGTTGACGACCCGCGTGACGTGGCGGGCATGGTGAGCCGTTGGAAGTCGAGTTGGAACACCTGGGATGAAGTTTGGATCAACGGCCTGCTGAGTTCTCCATCCACCTTTGTGGTCAACACGGTGGGTGCCGCGTGGGTGGTGATGCGCCCAATGCTGCAAAGCGGCTTTGCTCAAGCGTTTGCTGCATCAGGCATTGGTGGGCCGAAGTGGACAAGAGCTGCTAATTCAGCAGCGGCCGAGGCTGGTGCGCAGCTGGCGGCCATGCAGGCGTCGTTCCAAGACGCAGCCGTTTTGGGTTGGCGTGCAGCCAAGTCTGAGAAGTCGCTGCTGATGGGTACGGATCAAAAGATCACGGCGAAAAGGCTCAGGGAGGGGGGAGCACTGGGTTTTGATCGCTTGCCGCCTAGTGCCGAGATTGATCGTGCTCTTGATTTGGTTGGCCAAATCGTTCGCATTCCCAGCCGAGGAATGCTGGGAATGGATGAGGCGGCAAAGATTTTGGCGCTGCGGGGTGAGGTTGCTGCCAATGGTGTGCGTCGTGCGGTCCTGAATGGTGTTGATCCCACTGATCAGAAAGCACTCAAGAGGTATGTCGAAGCTGAGATGGAGCTAGCTTTTGACGTGAACGCGGGCGAGATGGCTCAGCGGTATGCGTTTGATCCGTCTTCAGCAGATGACGTTAATGCCAGAGCGTTTCAGTACCAGCTGAACAACCAGGCAACAACAGGCCGTGACGTTGCGATGCGGGCACGGGAATCGGTGTTTCAAGAGGAGAACCCGGCAGCAAAGGGTGTCAATAAGTTTGTGAACAGCATGGGGCCGCTGCGTCCATTGCTGAAGCCATTCATTCCGTTTGTCACCACTCCCACCAACATTCTCAAACAGGGCATTGTTGAGAGCACGCCGATCGGTCCTGCCTACAACGCCTATAAGGTTGCCAAGGATCAAGGTTTTAATCCGACCAAAACGTTTTACGAGATTCAAAGTCAACTGCTGAACGATCCAGCTGAGGCCGCGCGTATTGGTGGCCAGATTGCATTCATGACGATGGTGGGTGGCACCGTCTACGGCATGGCAATGAGCGGCGCCATTACAGGTGGTGGTCCGGAGCAGTGGGCAACGGGTTACGACGCACGGAAAGCACAGCAAGCGTGGTTGGCTGCGAAGAACGTTCCTTATTCGATTGATGTTGGCAACGGCGTGCGGATCCCGATTGGCAGGTTGGGTGAGCCGTTTGCGACACCGCTGCGGATGATCGCAGATCTGGGCATGTATTCCGGTTATATGAGCCGGACAGAGCAAGACACCAACATCGCCAAGATCATCGGCATCATGTCTGCTGGTGTGTTTGAGGCCAGTTTTCTGCGGGGCCTTGATGACCTGATGGCAATCGTCCGTTCAGGGTTTGAGGGGAATGTTGATTATGAGTTAGGTCGCGGCGTTCAGAACTTTGTGGCGACACAGATGCCATTTGGCAGCCTGCTGGCTTTTGCTGATCGGGTGACCAATCCTTATCGCGCTGCTTATGAGGGTGCGACTTTCAGTGAGATGGTCAACTTTGCCGAGATCGAAATGGGTCGCGGTTTGTTCGGGAAGTTGGTGAACAAGATCCCTGGTGTCGAGACGCAGCCAATGCTGGTTGATCAGATCACTGGTCAGCCGGTGCCGATTGTTCCTGGCACTGGTCCCCAGGGATTAAACCCGTTGATGCAGGCGGTGCCGTTCTTCCCGCGTCAGAGCAGCGCTGATCCTGTTTGGGATGCGATCTATGCAATTCAGGGCAGCTACACAGAGAAGGGCCTAGGGGAGGACATCAGGGCCACGACTACAGAGCAGCAGGTCTTTAACAAGGTGATGTCAGAGACCAAGATCAACGGGAAGACGGTTGCTCAAGCGATCTTGGAGTTCCGTCGTCGGCCTGATGTTATTGAGTACCTGGCAAAGAGCGGGGTAACGATTAAGGGCACTGGTATCAAGAAAGAGTTCAATGCGTTGTTGATGATGTATCGCAACAGGGCTCGCACTCAGATGCTCAGCAACAGTCCTAATCTTGCGCAGCGTCTTAGCACTGCTGAAGCTCTTGGCTACGCAAAGAGTGTTAGCGACGTTGACGGTATTAAGGCGCTAGAAAGTCAGCTTGATGAACTTGTTCTGCGAGCCAAGAAAGGGTACTAGCGATAGGATTTAACTAAAATCCGTCGCTGGTTCCATGGCAGTACCCAACTACAAGTACAGCGGGGTCTGTTATACAGCGACGGCAGATCAGAAAACGTTTGCCCTTACGACATCTGAGGGCGAAAGCATCGGATACCTTAAGGAAGAACATATCAAGGTACGCACAAGTGCTGACAGTGGTAACACTTGGACTGGGCTCAGTATTAACACTGACTATGTATTTGCTGATCCAGCCACTTCTATTGTCCTAAACACTGGTGCATCAGCTGGAACGCTGGTTGACATCAAACGGCAAACGCCGATGGAGGACGATTACATCGACTTCCAGGCAGGCAGTTTGCTGACTGCTGGTGAGCTGAACACCTTTGACACCTGGCAGCTCTACATCGACCAAGAGCTGGATGATGGCAAGTCTGCAATTGACGGGACGGTTGAGGGCGAAGCCGTTAAGGAAGTCACTGGCACGGTGCCAATCCTTGTCGATAACACCAACAACCAAACGCCTGTCGTCTCAATTGATCAGACATACGTTCTCGACAACCCAAACGACTTGGTCAGTGATACCAAGGTCATGTCAGAGAAGGCGATTGACTCCGCCTTCTCGCAAATCATTGGGCCAGACCCTGGTTATCCGGCGCAAGGTTATGCAGGCAAAATTGGCAAGCTTCGGATTGATCCCAGCGGAGCAATCCCTAACACCTTTTTCTGGAGTGGTTCTGCCTGGGTGCAGATCCAAACCAAGGGTGAGCAGGGCGATCAAGGCCCACCAGGCCCTGCCCCTGGCTTGCAGGACCCGGCCGCAACAGCGGTCAATGTCCCGCTGCAAGGTGATGGCTCTTTAGGAACAGCAACAGCTGATGTTCTGCAGGACCCAGCAACCAAGGATCTCAAATTCCTGTTTGGTATCCCGGTTGGGCAGAAGGGAGATAAGGGTGAAGACTCGACAGTTCCAGGGCCACCGCCTGGGTTACAGGATCCTGCGGCGCTTGCTTATGCGATCGGGGTTAAGCCAGACGGAACTGTTAATGAGCCAGAAGCGGAGGTTACTCAGAACAGCAATGGCGACCTGCAGTTCGCTTTTGGTATCCCAACTGGTCAGACCGGAGCAAAGGGAGAAAAGGGCGACCAGGGTGATACCGGTCAAGCGGTCAGTTACAAGGGACCGATTGATGCAACAACAGCAGCAGAGCCAACTGATCCGGCCAACGGAGATTTTTACGTCAACACGGTTGATGGCACCAGCTCATGGACAGGGTTGAGCGATGTCATAGATGGCACGCGGATTATCTGGAACGGCACGACAAACAAGTGGGATGCCTATGACCCCACTTATGCAGCAAATCTTGGTTACACAGCTGCAGCAGACAAGGGCACAATTACCAACACCAATGGCAGTGATGCTGAGCTGCCGCTGGTAACGCTTTCCAATGCGGGCCTGATGAGCCCCGCAGACAAAGGAAAGCTGAACAATGTTGAGGCAGGGGCGCAGGTCAACCCAGATCTGAGCACTTATCTGCAGTCCGGGGACAACGTCAGTGAGTTGACGAACGACGCGGGCTACATCACATCAGCAGATGTCCCGGCTTCTCCTGTTACCAGCGTCAATTCACTGACGGGAGATGTTGAGCTGGGGCTCCAGGAGGTATTGGATCAGGGCAACACCTCGACTACTGATCTGTGGGTTGGTGATGCGGGTGAGACGGTCAAGTTGTTGAACACCGGAACGGTTGAAGCCAGCGGCAGTGTTGAGGCACCCAGCGTGGTGGCAACTGGGGGCGGATTTAGTGGTACCGGATTACAGGTGAGCGGATCTGTTTCGGCTGGCTCTTATCGCATTGACCTTCTCCCTGCACTGCCATGAGCACGATTCAAGACAACGACCAGTTTCTGGTTCAACGCGGCACCACTTCTTTCAAACAAAGCGCAGCTGATCTCATGAGCACTATTGAAGACACCGACCTGATGCTCGTCCAGCGAGGGACTGAGAGCTACCAGGTGACGTGCCTCGATGTCAAAGATCAGCTTGGCAGTGGCGGTGGCGGTGGCGGTGGCGGTGAGCCATCAGTGGGGTCAGTCACGTTGGTGCAAAACCCTCCCGTCGACGCCAACCGCTTTACCGGCAAGAGCTTCACCACAATGCTGGAAGGCAAGGCGCCTGACCAGCTGGCAATGACGGGTCAGGTCGTTGGCGTTTTGGCGGTGGGCATTGGCACAGACCCAATCGTCACTGATGACGTGGACGGGCAAGCACCGGTTGAGCTAACGCTGCAAAGCGATTTGAACCTAGGCACAAATGCCATTGAAGTTGGCGACAAGGTCAAGGCCAACACGATTTACAAACCTAAAACCAGCACGATCGCCAGTGTTGGGCCAAACAATACATACGACGGAGACATTACTGGCGGTGTGGGCAACGAACCGACCTGGACAGTTGCCAATTCAGAGAGAGCGTTTGACGGGAGCTTGGATACTTATGCAACGGTTCAATGCGGTGCATCAGATCAAATAGGCAATTATCGATTTATGTTTACCGCTATTGATCCAGTAGCGGGTGGCATCCCTTACACAAGCAAGGTGCGGGTTCATATTCAAACTTATTACAACGGCGCTTTGAACGACCCATTTTTTGAATGGGGAGCCTCCACCCAGATAGGAATCAATAACGGAGGTAAAACCAAGCTTGATAACAGCAAAGCCCCTAACGGTTGGTTTGACGTCGCCAATGGCAGCGGTGTACTTGAATCCTTTGATATTATTTGCTGGGCTTTAGGCACTGGTCCCAACAATGGCCCCAAAATTCGGGCCTTTGAGGTGGATGGAGAGATACTGATAAACAACCAAATTGAATTGACTTTGGAAGACAATACTGACATCAATTTATTTCAGACTGGCGATATTGTTCAAACAAGTGGAACAGGTAATCCTGATTGGAACGAAACACAGATTTGGGACAAGAACGCAAACAATGTTACTGACTGGTACGCGACAGGTGAATTAATTCTTGCTCATTTGTTTGACGGGAGTGTCACTACTCTTTGTCAATCGCGCAGTACAGACGCCTATTGCTATTTCACAAACCCGGTAATAGCTACCAGCAAGATCCGGGTCTTTTATCGCGGGCCTTCTAAGTCATGGTTCCTTGTTATTGATGGTGTTGATGTTCCGGTTTCTGATGCTGCTGGCGATCAACCGGGTGATGAGGCTTGGTATGACGTGCCCGCATCGTTCCCGTGTGAAATTTCTGGAGTCAGGAATAGAGGAACCGGCGAAGCGTATGCGATTGAAATTGACGACAAGATCCTTGTAAATGGCACGCTTGAAAACACGATTGCTTTGGTTGATCCAGCGGCTAATCGTGTTGACATTGCAGGCGGCGGTGCATGGTTAGGCGCTGATGGCAGTGGCACCCCAGGTGGAGCAACGTTTGTTCAAACCATGGACCCCAAGCGTGGTGAGGGTACGGTTTCAGCCATTAATGGCGCACAGGTAACGATTGATCCTGTTGTCGATAACTGCTTTAAGACTGGGCAGTATTTGACCGCCAACAAGAACGTTGAGATCCAGCCAATCACTGACCCTATTGCTGGCTATGACTTGCCCAGCAAAACACTGACGCTAAATGGTGCCAAGGATTTATTGAACCTGGAAGTCGGTGATGAACTGTTCATGACCGACGTTGACGGCAACCTCGCAACCGGCGATTACGAAACAAGTGCTTTGACGGCTTATGAATACACGTCAGTATCATCTAGAACGATGACGTTTGATGATGCCAACGACCTGGAGTTTTTGACTCAAGGTGTTGTGATTACTTCTGACACGGAAACAACGCCTGTTTCTGGCGCCATAACTAATGTTGAGCCAGGCGTTGTTGAATACTTTGTGGTTGAGGGTGAAGACCAAACGCCAATTGACCTTTCGACTTATCCAGCTAATGCTGTTCTTGACATTCTTGTTTTGAAGAAAGGTGATGACAGCCCCTCGCCTGGTCAGCCTGCCGCTGCAGATGGCGGTGACCAGGGTTGGGTTTACATGCGAAACACAACAATTGGCGAGTTTGAAAGCACCACTTTTATTCCCAACAGCGGCAACAATTTTAATGGTGTTCAACTAAACACCAACCAAACCAGAGGCAACGGTGGCAGCGGTGGTCAAGCAAAAAGCAATGGCACGTCACCTACGATGGATCTGGAATCAATTAGGTCCGCATTCACAGGGTTTACGTGGAATCATGGCGCAGGTGGTGAAGGTGGCAATTCAAGTGGCATGGTCGAGCAATACGGCGGTGGCGGTGGCGGCGGTGGTCTCTTAATTGACATTGGCGATTACGACGGAGACAATGCTGTCACTATTTCTCCCAACCCAACTGCGGACACAGGCGGTTCAGCCAGCTTTGCAACTCCTGGTCAAGGCGGTGTTGGTTGGGGCGCAGGCAGTGGCGGACGGGTTGGTCAACCGTCAAGATCTCTAGAAGAGAAAGGTGAACCGTTAGATCCTCCTGTTTCTGATGATCCTGCACCATTCGTGTCAACGAATAGTAAAGGTGCACCTGGAATTACTTTTGTTAAAGTCTTCAAGCCTCACAAACTTACGCTTGCTTCTGAGAAAGATTACGACGGGTTCATGCCCGGTGATTCTGTAACTCAAAGCGACGGTAACGCTACTGGTGAAGTTGTAAGCACGGATTTGTTAAACAGCACGATTGATATTTATCGAGTAACCGGAGATTGGCTGAAGGATGGTTCAACCACGATTGTCGGTGTTCCTCGCTTTGCAACTAGCACGGTTCAATCAGGGTCGGCACAAACGCTGCAAGCTTCAATCGTGCCCATCGAAGGGGCATGGCACGTAGGCTCAAAGGCACAGTTCAGTAAGACTGGAACTGGCACTGTGTTGTCGATCAACCTGTCACTGCAGTTGATCACAATGTCGGAAAGCAATGACCAGTGGGTGCCGGGCTATTACGCCAGTAGTTCAATTCGGCCTGCTGCCACGACGACGGCCTACCTGAAGTTCAATGCTGATGGTGAGGTCACTGGCTACGACTCAGCACCAGTTGAGCCACGGGTGATGACAGCTCAAAACAACGTCGTCCTGCAGTTCCCCGAAACGTTCGCGGACACGGGCACTGCACCTGACGTTGAATTCCCTGATCCGGATGCATTCATCCAAACAACAGTGACGCTGACCAATACCGGCAGCGACCCGGTGAGTAAGGCATCAAACGTGTTGATCCCAGACTCAACCGCTGTTGATGCAGTCAAGGCCATTGGCGAGTTCAGCAGCAATGCTGACGCTGTCAAAGCAATGGCGATTCAAATTGCCACCTACGACCAAAGAGCCGTTGAACACAGGGCAGAACAAGTCAAGACTGCTGTTGCCAACTTCGAGACAAAGCTCGCTGATGCCCCGTCTCTAAGCGTCAACGACAGGTTGACGCCTTAGAAGAAACTCTCAAGAGGTACTTATCATGACCCTGCTCGAATCTCATCAACCCAATTTTCCTGAGAAACCATCTGATGGCTTTCAGATCAAGAAAGATCTGCCAGATGGCAACGGCTATGTGATTTGGACGTACAACGCTCAATTCAATGAGTGGACAAACGAGGTCTTCAAGGCAGCCTTAACTGGCTATGTCTACACCGATCAGGTGCGGACAAGGTCAGAGGAGATCGCGACTCAACAGGATATCAACCTATACATCGCTGACACTATGACCAAGAGGGTCTCAGCGTTGGAAGAGAAGGTAGAAAGACTGCTTGAAAAACAGTGAAACGTGAAACGTTTTTGTTGTGGATGTTGGCTGGCCTGCTTACGTGGCAGGCCGCCATCTTTTCCTACGGGACGGTGATGTGTACCAGGGCGATGGAACCTAAGGAGGTATGCCCCGAATTAGGTGATCGCTTTGATGGCTTTGTGAATACCAGCCTTGGTGCAGTGTTGGGTCTGCTGGCTGGCAGCGTTGCTACGCGGCAACGGCCATGACCTTAGTGAGGATGAGGCAGTCATCTTCCTGCTCAACCTTCACGTATTCACCAGGCTGAACGTTGATCATTTCTGCGTAGCAGCTGCTCAACGGGATCACCCCACGGCTGCTGGCTTTCACCTGATAGCTGGGCTGACGATGGCCAGTGCCAGGTGCGTGGGTTTCGCCAATGGTCAAACCTTGAGCAGCAGATAGAGCAGTAAAGAACTCAGTCTTTTTAAGGCTGGCCTTGCCATTGCGGATAGCTACATAACCAGCATTGGTGAGCATGGTTGGCATATCCAGCCCTGGATTAGCTGCGACGTAATCGACTAGCTCTTGCCCTGAAAGCTTTGACATTGACCATGTTGACAACTGTCAACAGTATATCAACGGAAGCCTAGTGATCCATCGGCCTTTGTATAGCTCATGCTCATTGCGCCTTGTGCAGCGCTGACACCTGCACCTAGCAGGATTGATCCCCAACCAGGCTTGGCTGCTTTGGTATACATCATCTTCTCTGGCTTCAGTCCAGCGATTGGCTCCAGCGGATCAAAGATGATTGCCTCGCGGTAAGGAGTTGATGCACCCTTGATCGTGTTGATGGTGCTGCTGACCAATGACGTGAACTCTCGCTCGCCTTGGCGTCTGGCTAAGTCAAAGCCAGGCTTGGTGAGTTGGTCGAAGTTGCGCATCAATGAATTGGTCTCAAAGGCATACGCCTTGTTTGCGCTCTGAGCTTGGCTCGCAAGGTTGGCCAACGTCAGCTGGTTGGAGTTCTTGCTGTAGTTCATCGATCGCATCTCCCCTTCAATCTCGGTGGCGATCTGCGCCATCTGCGAGGCTGTCTCGCCAGACAGGGATGCGTTGTAGTTGTTGAGTTGGTTGCGTCGTCTGCGTTGTTCTGTCTTCAGCAGGCCATAGCTGCGGCCAAAGGCTTTCATGTTGTCCAGCGCTATAGCGCGGGAGCTATTGCTGCCGCCCTGTCTGGCTGTAGCCCCAGCTCTGGTATCAGCGTCTTGCGCCAACGCTGTGACATATTCCGCGTCACGCTGCAGGGTGTCGAGCTGCTCGCCAATAACGATCTGCTCTTGGATTTGTTGGCCCTCAGCTTGTTTCTTGGCAAGCAACGCATCGCTCTGTTGGCCGCGTTGTTTGATTGAGTTGAGATAGCCGGCGATGTCATCCCTTGTCTTCAGCAGCGATTGCGCCGCTTGAAAGTTCAGACCGGACAAGGTGTCATCACGCTTCATCTCTGATGAAGTCAGATCGTCTGCCAGCTGTGTTGTGACCTGAACAGCACGCAGCTGCTCGGCTTCAATGTATTGATCCCGCAGTGCGCCAATGTTCAGATCAAGGTTGGTCAGTGCAGTGTCGATGACTCGTGATTGCTGTGCCTCATAGTCTTCCTTGCGCACACGGTCGATGTATCGCTGAGCCTCAACATCAGCCAGGTTCCATGCGTGCTGTCGCCAGCCTTCAGCTCTATTAATCTCCCACTCTTTAGTGTCCCGCTCTAATTGAGCCTGTGCAATTTTCTCTTGCTCTGCATTCTGAGCATCAGCAGCTGAGCGTTGCTGACTGCCTTGCATGATTCCTGAAAGGCCGCCAATAGCAGCGGCCGCGATAGCGCCCCAGGCCATAACTCTTACGCAGCTTTCTCTCTGTCACTGTAAACGCCCTTCCATGACGCGCTAGTGACAGTGACGGGTAGCCAGGAATCTGACTCGATGATCACTGAACACTTGTCGTTCTGACTGCATACGGGAGCAGTGATGTTTCCGCTCTCCAATGACATGTCGCTTTTGTCGAGAGTGCTATTCATTACATCCAAAATGCGTGCTCGGAAGTTCACAACTGTGTCATTGCTCCGGTTCTCTCGCTTTACCCGCAGCGTGTAGGCCCCGGTATCAACGTGGTTCACCGTCCATCGCAGAATCTGAGTACGGCCAGCAAGCTGACCAATCCTCCTGTTACCTGACTCATTGGTGTCAGGCACATACCCAGTGTTGAACTCATACTCAAACTTGTACGGCTCACCAAACGCCACCTGATAGCTCGTCCAATCCCCAGGTGGATCACACACCAATGATGTGGTGGTTGTCTCCCCTAGCTTCAGACCTTGGTAGTCAGCATTGGTGAAGCGCACCACCGCCACTGTCTTCTCCGCCGGTGTGTACGGAATGGTGAATGTCGTCTTATTGGTGGTCGCGTCATACGCCGCAGTCACCGTTGCTGATGGTGCAATGAACCCTGACGTTGGATACTGCAGCAACCTGTCCAGATGGATCTGTGGTGTTGTCTATACCTCGATCTCATCGTTCAGCTGCAGGCAGAAGTACGTGCCCGTACTGTCCGTCACCAGCATGTAGAGAGCGTTGTCCATGAACTTCACCCACTGCACATCTTGGTTGAATTCCCAATGACTCCAGCTGCGCTGGATCTTCTGTTGCCCAACCTCACCTGTCTGCCACAGGTACTTGTAGACAAAGACATCTTTCCTGTTGGTCGGTGACACGATCACCGCGGCATCGATGTTCTGACCTACATCCCAGTGCGTGACTGAACCAGTGATGTATTTCGGCACATAGTTCGTGACGTCCAGGCTGCTGCCTAGGTTCAGACCCAGCTTGGTGTTGCGCTGGTTGTAGAAGTTGAACTCACGGAAATGCGTATAGCCAAAGTATTCCGTGGCAAATAGAACCTGCGCACCAGACAGTTTGGGCCTGACGTTCGGGTTCATCTCCAGATTGCTAAGCCGGAAGATCTCACCCGTTAGCGGAGTCAATACATCTGCATCAGCTGCTCGCACCTGGAACTGTGAGGTGGACGAGAATGCAAGGATGCTGTCCTCAACAGGGATCATCCATTCAATTGGTGAGCTGCGTTCACTGGTGCCACGCAATCCAAATGGATCCGTTGCCTGCACAGCAAGCGACGTGTCATTGAAGAAATTAAAGATGTCATCTGTCTCGCTGAACTGCACTGTCTCCTCAGCTGCCACCACATAGCGGCTGCGAAACAACGCATGATCCCTGATCTTTTTGCCAACAAACTCAGGGTCAGGTGATGAGATGTCATCACCAGCTGTGCGCTCTGCCCACTTCGGAAACGTGTACTTGTATTCCTTGCCATCAACGGTCTGCGTCTCCTCGGCTCCATCCGCTGGCCCAACAAAGAACACGTCTTCAGCTGCGCGATAGATGACCAGTGGCATGGTGTTGGAATCCAGCGCATAGGTAATCCCTGGCTTAACTGTCTCCTGCCAGGCACCATCGCCAAAGTCACCTGAGCCGAACGTGCTGAACTTCAACCAGCGGTTATCGACGGTTGTTGATGGGTCGCTTTCCACTTCAACGACATACCCGTCAGGCGCAATGACTGGCAGGTTCGCCAGGCTCTGTACCTTTGTCGTAAACGCATTGGCCAGTTCGCTGCTGCGGCCGTCGTCGATCGTTATCTCAAAGTCGCTGTTGTCATCCTTGGTGACATAGATGACGTACTGCTCAACCCGTGCGGTGTAACCGCCCTGCCCATTGATCTGGCCCTGCAGTTCGGACGCAACGATTGATGTGCTGATGACGTTGTCGTCTGCCCCAGCGTCAGGCGTGGTGAAGCTCGCAACCTCGCTGCCGTTGATCTTCACCGTATAGGTGACGTTGTATGCAACAGCTCTAATGAACACCAGGCCTTTGCCTGTTTGCTGAGCAACGGTCGTGGGATTGTATGCAGTTTCCTTCTCACGGTTGAGCAGCAGGCCAACAGGACCAGTGCTAATCAGCGCGTACTTTTTGTAGTAATGCTCTGGATCGTTATAGATGTAGGAGTCGCTGTTGCCAGTGATGATTCCGTTGACAGCACTCAACCCAGTGCCATGGGTTTTGATTGTGGCTGGTGTCCCGTTACGCCGCAGGTCGATGAACGTTTGATCAGTACCAGGGCGGCACAGGATTGAATACTGCTCGCCCTGTTTGATGTCCATCATCTCCAGATAGAAATCCGTGAGGATGTCATCGCTGATCTTGGACTGAAGCCGCATCGCGTTCCGCTTGGTCAGTCCCTCCACAGGGCTGGACCAACCGTTGATCTGCCGCGTGCCTTGCCCCGGTGTACGGAGATGCGGCGGCTGTTGCGAGACACCTTGGATCAACGTATCCAGATCACGACGGATCGGTGCGCTGGCTTTGTCAGGTGTTTTGCCCTTACGGAACTTCGACTTGGTGCGGGCCATTAGCGGACTCGGTAACGGGTGCCACCTGCTGGGATGTAACCAATGCCCTGGGTTGCCCCGCGGTCATTGCCCCACAGCAAGTTGTTGTTGAGGGTGTTCTCTTCTGACCGGATCAACAGCGTCCGTGCTTGATCCTCATCCGCCACCGTGTAGGTGAAGACGATGGAGCTGGCGACATAGCGATCAGAGAAGATCCGAGCGCTACGGATGGTGATGTACTGCTGAGCAGCATGGGGTAGTTCATCCCATGGCAGCTGCGATACAACCTTGGCAGCAGTGATCGGAGCATTGTCAATCACTGAGCCAAAGTCATACCGCTGGCTGTTGCGGTCATAGACCCGCAGGCCCCGCATCACGTACTGAGTGTCGGGGTAGGTGTTGGGTGAGAAGTTGACAGTCAGAGTGTTGCCAGGAACAACGTATGTCCCTTGTGCAGTTGGGTTGATCTGCACGGATTCATCAGTGTTCCAACTCCATGCTTCTGACTGCACATCACGACTGACCTCTTGCAATGTGCGTTGAGCCATCGCTTGGTCAGTGACCTGGCTTATGTCATCAGAAAGGCTGGCGACTCCAGCCTCTCCAATGGTTGCCAGCACTGTGTTTACAGCCTCTAGCTCAGTCATTTCGCAGACTTAGTTGTGGTTGCTTTGACTGCTTGTGCTTTTGGTGCTGATGTTGGGTAGCCCTCTGTTAGGTCATTACTGAGAGCGACAATGTCAACAACTGCAGCAGGGTCAAGCAGTTGATCGTCTTGCCATGTCCAGTCGGCCACTGTGCCGTCAACCTTGATAGTTGTTGCCATGAAAAAAGGGGCATTGCTGCCCCTAAGTTAATCTCCCCTCGCTAGTGAAACCAGATCACAGAGAGTTAGAGATCTCGACGCAGCACTCAGGACGCAGGCAACCAACGCCCAGGGCGAACTTGGCAGTCATCAACGTGGCGTTATACATCACGTCGTAATCATTGCCGGTCATGCCCATGCTCAGGTCACGCAGTTTCACAACACCTGCTGAACCTTTCTGGAAGGCAAGCATCTTGGTGTTGCTCATGTCTGCAGTTGACTTGACCACAGATCCATTACTCACATAACCCTGCTCACCACTCTTAGCAGTGACAGAACCCTGAGCAATGTTGTTGCTGCTGTAGATAGAGAAGCCAGCAAGCTTGGCGATCTGACCTTCCTTGTAGGAACCATTGGTTCCGGTCTGGTTGAAGTCAAAATTTATCGCACGCGATGACTGAATCAGGGTGTAGTAGCTCTCGGGAGTACACACCAGGACGCGGCCCTCTTTGCTGACATCCTTGGAATCCAAGGCTTCAGCTGCAGCAAACACACTGGCGACAAGATCGTCAGCAGTGGGGGTTGCTTTGTTGATGTCGATGACAGTACCGGTGCGGTACGGATCATCGGGGCTCAGGCCTGCAGGCAGGTTTGCAGTCAGGTCAGCGGTTGAGGTGCGGGCACCCAGTGCAATCGTGCGAGCCAGACGCTTGTCATGCTCACGGGCCAGTGCTTCACCCAGCTCGGTCGAATAGATCGAACGGATGTCGTAATGAGCCTTGGCCTCTTGCAAGCTGTAGAGCGAGCAGTCAGCGATGAGGTAGTCATCAATGCGGATGACAACCTCGTTCTGCGCCATGTCACCCTGGCCGACGATCATCTCGCCGGGAGTGTGATACTTAGCAGTGAAGCGACCAGTCACAGGGAACTGCGCTGAGCGTCCGTTCTGGATGGTGCGGGTTTGCACCAGACCCTCGAAGATGTTTGTCCGCTTGAAGGCCGTTAGCACCTCTCCGGAAAAGACCTTGAGAAATAGGGCGTTGTCCTTATCCCAAGTTCCGGTGTCGGCGTTAATAGCACCGGGGGTGGACAGTGTTAGTGAAGGGGCAGCCATTTGTCAGGACTGTTGTTGTTGTGAACAGTGACCAACCGGTGCATCACGCATCCCCACTTCTGTTGTCCTTAGGTACGCAGTGCGGCTAAGGGAACAGATCCTGTGGTGTTGAATCTGCTCCCATTCTTACAACAAAGTCAACGTTGGTTAAACACATTGCTGACTGCAATGCGTTGCTCAACCTCTTTGATGTACGCCGGGTCATTCCCATAGCGAGGATCCTGCATTGCTGCAATCACCTGTGCTTCTGATGCAAACCCACGCACGTCATTGGTTGGAGCACGACCGCCAGTCAGCTTGGGTTCATAACCCGTCGCCATCATGTAGTCGTATTGAATGCCCTTCACCTGCGCAAGGATTGATGCTTCATCCCCATCGTTCAAAGATTCATTGAACGCTGAGATGCGTGATGCATCCAGGTTTTGACTGGCCCAACCAAGCAACGCCGTCAACTTCTCTTGACCGCCGGTCTGTTTGAAGATGCTTTCGCGGATCTGCTGAGCCTCCTCTGCTGATCTGCCGCCTTCCTCATCATCATCGTCATCGTCTGACTCATAGCCAGCCCCCGGTTCCTCTTCCTCTTCCTCGCCACGCAAGCGTTCGTTCTCGCGCTGCAGGTTCTTGTAGGCCTCAACCAGATCGTCCTGGCTTTTGTACTTGCCAAGGATTAGATCCTCGCTTTCCTCTTGCTGCTCAGGGGGCTGGCCGCCTGTTGCCTCGTCGTACAACTCTGCGCGAGCTGCATCAACTCTGGCCTGTTCATCAATGGCACCTTGATCGGCAGTGTTGTCCTGCCCAGTTTCAATTACTGGCATTGCTATCAGCGGATAAAGTTGTCAGTGATAATCATTTGGCCACCGTCAGGCAGTGGCCTTAAGTGTGAGCCGGGCTTGACCTTTTCCTCAGGCTGCTGCTGCTGTTGGTCCACCACTGGGGACTGCCGGCGGCGGCGCGTTGAAGACTCCGGAGTTGGCTGCATTGCTAGCAAGTTGCTCCTCTAATGCTACCTTCTGTTGTTGACTTTGTTCGGCTTGTAGTTCTTCCTCAGTCTTAACAAGTCCAGCAATATCAATGCCATCGCTAGCTGCAAACCTGCGAATCAATTCAGTTGGATTGATCAGTGACAACATCTGCTCTGGTCCCAGTGCTGCACTTGTGACCTGCAGGAAGTTGGTCAACCGTTGCTTGTCATTGCCGCGGCCAATAGCTTCCAAGCCAGTGGTGATCTGTGGGTCAACCAAGTCAACAGGAATCGGTGGGATCTCACCCGCTTGCTCCATCAGGAACAGCACCCGCTTGATCAACGGCAGCTGCAACTCTTGGCTCAGCATTGAGTACACACCCGCCAGGCCAGACTCCAGCTGCTCAGCCATCAGCCTGATCTCTTCTGCTGTTACCCGTTCAGCATCACGCTGCACTGATTCATTCATCAGGAACGTGAAGCTGATCCGCCTCTCCAACAACTGAATGGTCTGCAGCGCCACGCTCATGTCTGCTGCCTTGCCAACCTGCAACGCCTCAACATCAGCAGCATTGCCGGCAACGATCGCACCGTTCTCTGCACGCGCCAGGCTGTCAGCTCGGGTCACACCATTGGGGTTGACCAAGAACATTGCCTTGGCACTGATCAAGCTGCCCTCAACAATCGCCTTGCTCAGCGACTCCAGGCTGTTGAGATCACCCAGCACTTCCTCGCACAAGCTGCGGCCATAGCTCTCGCCTGCAATCTTGTGCAGCCTGAGCACCAACCAAGGGCAGTTATCAATACGGCTAAAGCCACGGGATCCCTTGACTACCTTGCCGTGAAATTCTTGGTGCCACTCAACACGATCTTCAGTCGCGTCGAACTTGACGTGGGTATAGATGTTGTTGGCCTTGGCCTTGCCGCTGGCTGAATCCTCATCAGGCTTCTCACCTTCGGGCAGGTACTTATCGCTGACCGTTTCTTTGATGACGACTTCGCTGACGTTGCCCTCCGGGTCACGGTCAACCACGTAACTACGCAGTGACCACATCCGCAGGTTGTCTGGGCCGACATACAGCAGAGCGTTGCCACCAACAATCAAATGTTTGATGGCCTCGAACAACGCTGGCCTGGTCTGCATCTTGTCCAGTCGCCCCAGGATCTGGCGCTCGATGCTGGACAGAGCAACGTCTAGTTGGCTGAGGGTCTCCTGCTCTTCCCCGCCGGTCTCCTCCAGGTACTTACGGACCTGTCCCTTATCAATCACCAACCGAAAGAATGGTTGGCTTGGGGGATAGAGAGCAAGCAACAGCTTCGCGCTGATCGAACTACAGCCGCGGGCTCCTGCCCCTTGATACAGGCTGCGCAGTCTGTTGTAGGGCTCGGCTCCCGTCTGATAGTTCTGGTCCGACTCAGGGATCAGTGATGGGATGGTTAGCTGACTGCAGTCAATAGCTCGCCGCAGGTAAATGCTGCGATACATCGACAGGTCATCGAACCTGGCTTGCGCTGTGTTTTTAGTGGTGGCCATTAGGCGAGCTGTAGACCAGCGAGGGGATTAGCGGTAGTGCCCAGGCCACTGAGGATTGTCAGATCACTGAGTTGGTTGTTGGCTGCCTTGCGATCAGTCTTGCGCTGGTCGCCGTAGCTGATCGACAACGCATTGGGGTTGGCCTGCGGCACAAATGCATTGCGCATGTTGTCGGCACGTTGATTGGCTGCAGCCAGGGCAGCGTTAGCTGATGCCAACTGCTGCGTCATCATCTGATCAAGGCCTTGGAACTTCTGGTCGTAGCCAGACTGAATGCCAGCCAAGGTTTCAGCGTTGGCTGCATTGATGTCTGCAATCCGTTGTTCAGCTTCCGCTGCTTGCTTGTCAAGAAGATCCTGAAGGGCACTCGTGTCGGGGCCAGCGGGGGCAGCGCCACCACCACCGCCACCACCGCCACCACCGCCGCCGGTCAGGCCGCCGCCAAGGATGTCGTTCAACCTATCCAGAACTTCCTGGTTGCCACCGGAGCTGGGGTTCCTGTTTGCAAGGTCACGAGCTGCCCTGTTCCCGGCATCGCGATCCTGCCCCATCGCTCCAACAATGTCCTCGAACTTGCCGCTGTCGCGGTCATAAGTCTTTGGCTTGCTGTCGTTGTTATTCCGGTTTTTGTTGTTGTTCTTCTGGCTGGCCCGTGAGTCTTTGTAGGCAGCTTCTCTGATCTTGAACTCTTGCAGTCCGCGAGGGCTGCGCTGTGCTCTGGCGCTGTTGTTCCATCTCTTTTTGCTGGCCTTGTAATCGCTCTTCTTTTTCCAGGACTTGTTGTCCGGATTCTTGAGGTACCGCTTCCAGGCTGGTTGCTTTTTGTTTTTGCTGTTGTTCTTCTTACCCATTGGTCAGGCCTCGCAAAAAGCGGATGACGGATCTCTGACCCGAAGCGTACCTAACTTGATCAATAGAGTCAGTTAGTTCAGGAGTGCGCTCCGGGAACAAAGTATCCAGTGCATCCAGCATCTCACTTGTAAGACGCTGGCCGACAATCTTCTTTAGGACTTCAGGGTTGGTGGTGTCCAAAGATCAACAGTGCGCGTCTCTGCATTGTACTCGCCATGACGAAGTATTCGCACTAGCCGCGCTTGTTGCAGTGCAACAGTCTCTGGTTCCCGAAGGTCTTTCTTCTTACTGAGCGCTGTTGCAAACTGAGCCACAATTTCTTGCCAACATTCCACAGGTTCCGCCGTGTTGAAGTTGTTGACAATGCGCTTTGCTCCGACCGCGCCGATGCCCGAGCAGCCGGGAATGTTGTCCGTTGAATCACCAATCAATACCTGTGAATAGAAATGCCTGTCGCAATAGTCCTGGTCAACAATCCACTCGACT